CATCACCAACTTTAATACGATGCGCTCTTACTTTACGACCAGAAGGACCAATTTTGTAATCGGCAGTATCTACTATTGCCTCATCTAACTCTACATCTTCACGAACAGCACGGCGAGTTTGTTGAAAGATTTGTTTGTTGTTTGAAATTAAATCAACCATCTTATTAAAAAGATTTTGAAGAATCATTCTGTCGGCATTATTGAATACCGGTCTATCTTCTTTCATCTTTTCTAAAATACGATGAATTCTTTGTAACTGTGCCTTATTCGCAAGACCAGCTCGAACAAGCATATCAAACTTGGAATAGTCTGACTTTTCTTCTTCTGTTAGAATCCTAAATTCTTGTATCGATTTCATTTTAATCTATAATTTTTTCAATCATTAACTGAAGGTTTGAATGCTGGTTCGCCTCTACTAATTCTCGCATATCTCTTTTCTGCTTTTTCAGATGATTTCATTGTTGTTGCTAATCTTTTATCATCTGGATGGTGTTTCAATGTTGCTCTATCTAATCCAGCAGAATATCCTTGACTTTTTGCTCTCTCGCCAGCTTGTTTTTGTCCTTGACCTGGAATGAATTTTCGTGCTAATCTACTCAGTGTTGATGCGCCCGATGGTTTTTGAACTGCTGCTACATGATGACCGTCTGTTCTTTTTTTCACCATGTCATCTTTGCTGCCTCTATCAACTTCTCTTCCAGATGAAGAATGGATAAGTGCATAGCTTGTTGCTTCATCAAGTTCTTCTAATTGTTCAAGGTAAAGTTCTTGGTCTTCTTCTGAAAGAGCATCAAATTCTTCTTGTGTTAGAAGTTCATCTTCCATTGGTGTATCAGCAGTATCCTGCACTTCAATTTCTTCACCGTTGTTGTAAAGAGACTGAGCAATTTCAATCTTCTTTACTTCTAGTGATTCAAATGCACGGGAAGAAAGAAGGTCGTTAATTAAATCTTTTGCTTCATTAGCATTGCCAGAAGCAACTTTGTCAATAAATGTTTTTGCGTCCATGGTGGATTCCTTTTGAAATTTGTTTTATCGCCTATTTAGTAGAGAAGAATACCGTTCTACTTCTGCATCAAGCATCGGCGTCATTGAATCTGATGCACCATTTTCCTGTGTGTTATCTTCAGGAGGGTAATCTTCTGCTGTCACATTGGCCTGTTCAAATCCAGGTTGTTGCATTGGTTGTCCAATACCCTGTTCGGATTCTTTTGCCATTTCTTCTTCCATTGCTTCAACTTCATCATCTGATTGTTGAAGCACATTTTTCTTAACCCACCTAGCAGAAAAGTATCTACCAAGATATGGGTCAACTGTTGCCAATAATTGCAAACGAGAAGTCAACAATTCTGCATCACGCAGTTCAGTAAAGTTATTATCTTTCTTGTAATCGTAATAAATTTCTTCTCTAAATTCACGCCATTCTTCTAAGGTACAAATACCTTTGAGAACTAATTGTTTTTCTAATGCATGGTCAAAAATTTGTGAGAATTTATTGCGAAGACGAATAATGAATTTAAGAAACTTAACTTCATCACGGGTCACTTCTGTTGTGCGACCAAGACCAATCATACCACCTTGTTGTGGTTCTAAACGAGAGATTGGTACATTCAGAGATTGTAAAAGTTTCTTTTGAAAGTATTTTACATCTTCTAACTCACCAAGATTTTGGCCAGCAGGCAGAGTTGTAATCTCAGTACCTTTACCGCCTTCACGGCGAGGTAACCAAAAGTCTTCTAGCATCGACATATGTTTGCGGTCATCACGCAGTTCACCTGTGTTGGCATCGTATACCATTTTGTTACGATACTTGACCATGATATCTTTTAGATACTGTTCGGCTTTACCTCTTGGCAAATTACCCACATCGATATAAAAGATTCGGCGTTCTGGTGCCCTCGATATGCGATAAATTACAACGGCATCTTCAATCATTCGTAACTGATTGAGAGGTTTAATTGCCTTGTGAAGATATGAAATGACAAATGTATTCTTTGCATCCATCAAACCAGAATTGACATTGATAATTGAATCTGGTGCGATTCTTAAACCAGAGTTGACTGATGCACCGTAAGATTGTGATGCAGTACCACGGTCAGAGTAGACATAGTATTCTGCAATTGAAATAATGATATCGGCGCCAGTCTTTGGGTCTTTACCTTTTTTGATTTCTCGTACCTTACGAATCTTACGAGGATCAATGTATCTTAATTCTTGTATACCTGCTTTTGGATCTCGGTCATCTACTACAACATGATAGTAAATGCGACCATCGATGTACCAACGCTTAAACAAATCATCAGCAAGATTACCAAAGTTAAGTAACTTCAGAATTGTTTCAAATTCTTCACGAATTTTCTTTTTGACTGTCTCTGGTTGTTTGAGTTTATCTACAACGATATCAACTGTTCTACCAGAAATATCGTGTGTGATTGCTTCATTGACAATATCATCGATGGCCTGTTCCAATTCTGGATGATTGGCCATCTCACGATATCTTGTGATGAGTTCTAATTCATTGCGAACGGCACCTTCTAAGTCAACATATGTGCCATAATATGCATTTTGAGTGATGGTAACTGCGCCATCATCAATTGCTTCCGTTGGAAGTGCAAAAGATGGTTGCTCAGGGTCTTGCTTCTGAACAACATCTTTTGAACCGAGGGTGAACCCGAAGAGCTTGATTGCCATTAATTATCCATTCTAAAAATTAATAGAGGGAAAATTCCCTCTACTACTACACTACACCATATTCTAGGGCTTCCCACCATTGATAAGACATTGTAACTGAAAATTCTTCAATCGTGTCATTTGAGCCCCAATCAACATCAATTGGTGTTAAATCTGTTGGAAATAAACCAATAAACTTATATCTTTTTAGTTCATCACCTTTTTTGCCAAATTGACGAACATCACCATCAACGCTATAACCAAGTGGTGACAGAGCAGCTGGACTACGAATATTTAAATTGTGTGAATTGATTCCGTTCATCCATCTTTCAAAGGCATTACGAACTACGAAATCTTCATCATTAATGACTGTGATAGTCCAATCTGCAAATGTTCTATTACCAACAAATTTTAATTCACGACCAAAGTATTGAACAGGCACAACACCAAGCGTTGCGCCTGGCAGCTGTGCTGTTTTACACATGAAGGTCAATTTTGTTTGTGCGTTCGCTGGTGATGAGAAGCCAGGGAACGGCATAGAAACTTCAAATAGATTAGGACGAGCACCGTCCCCAACCATCTGACTTCTAAATTCGTTTACTGAAAAAGCCATTTATTTTTCTCCCGTTTCTCTATTTAGAACTGTCCTACAACTTCATCAAACGAAACACCTGTCCGAACGGCAACAAAGTTAAGTTGAATAAAGTTAATAGAACGAGCAGGTTTAATGAAAATATCACCAACAAATTCGTTCCGATCAATGACTTCTGGAGTATTATTTGTTTCGTCACAAACAACACGGAAGTCAGTAATACCACGGCGACCTTGGCAATCACGCAAAAATGGTTCAACAAGTGCAACAAATTGAGCACGAGTAAATTGATCGTTGAATTCAAAGAGAGAGAACCGTGCCGCACGGCTAATTGCTTTCTCTAGAACAATGAATAAACGGCGAACATTAATACGATCAAATGCAGATGGTTTGCTTAATAGTGTTTTATCACCAAACAAAACCGTACCTTCACCTTGGAAAGAAACAACTGGATTAACACCTTTAACATACAAATCATCACGATTTGTTTTTGTTGGATTAAATGCAAGTTTAATTACATTTTTAATAATACCACGATTTAGACCACCTGGTGAAAACCATGGATCTCTTTCTAGGTCTGTTCTTGCACACAAACCAGCAATGTCACCATTTAATGGAACATATCGATATGTGTCATTATATTTGTCATATTGATACTTGTAACCAGAATCCATAACTGCATAAGAAGATGAAGTTAAAGAATCACGATAAGCAACAATATCGGTAACTTCATCACCTGGATTGTTTACAACATCAGATCTTTCTGGCGACAAAAATACCACGCAATCTTTACGAACTTCAGCAATATTACTAATTAAATCTGTTGCAATTGTTGCATTAGCAGGGCCAGAAATAACTAACGAAATATCAACAGAATCAGGATTTGCAAATTGTGCATAAGCACTAACTATATTTGCAGTTACAATTGTGCCATCTGCACCACCACTTAATGAAGCGGTAAATGGCACACGAACCACATTAAACACTGTGCCTTGTGCATTGTCACCCCAAGTGGTTGCACCTGGTTGATGGCCTGTCCACCAAACATATTCAGAACGCTCATTTAACACATTTGGATAGTAAATTGAACTACCGCTAGCATCTTTAGCATCAGCTGCTTTAGATACAAATGGCCATTTTTCTACAACGGTATTTGCGGTACCTGTAAATTCACCATCTTCATCAAGTATAATAATATGAATTTCATCATTTGCACTTGATTTTGCTGAAGCATAGTCAGATGTACCTGGAGCAACTTTGAATTGATCAGCATACTGCCATTTACGAAGAATTGCTGTACCAACTGTGATAGCACCAGGTGAGGTTGCTGTAACAATTGCGGTTGCATTAACAGAGGCAACACGAACATAAGACACACCACCATCAAAAGAAATTAAATCACCAGCAATTAAGTTTGCAGCTGCATTAGCATTACCATTAATATCAATTGTCGTAGAACCAGCCGAAGTAGCATTAGCTCTTAGTGAATCCGTAAGAGTTAAATTAGCAGAAAATGCTTGTGAACTTGGGCACATAGAAATACGCAACGAATTACCAAGAGCACCAGGACATTTAGCGACCATTGGGCCGTTAGTTGTGTTTGCGGTTGCGTGATTTTCTAAATAATCTTCTTCATTTTCAATTAGAATTGCGCCATTTGTATTGGCAGATGCATTTAGAGTTGAATAAGCGGTGTTGGCAGCACGAACAACTTTAAGGTTATTTGCATAGGCTAAAAAATTTGCGGCTGAGAACCAATATTCAAAAACTGTAGAATTTGGATTACCAAATCTACTGACAAGACGAACTTCATCGGATATACTAACTACTTCATTGGTTGGTCCCCAAGCAAAAGGTCCTGCAAATGCACCGATTGAAGTGGCAACTGAAGGGACAATTGTAGTCAGATCAATTTCTGATACATTTACCCCAGCGGATAATTGAAATGCCATGGACTTCTCCTTTTGTTAATAGGTCAAATTCATTTTATTCTCTATTTAGTTTTTTACAAAGTTGAGGATAAGTAGCCTTTTTCTGTCCACACATCACCAGAATCCACCGTTATTTCTGGTTTTAAACCGTCATCAATAAATCCAACAGGCGCTAAATCTTCATCAGTTAGCATGTTGTTTTCTTCTAATAGCACTTTACGAATGTCAATGTTTGTAGAATCCTTAAAATATGATTGTGCGGTAAGCCAAGCAAATAGTACCAAACCCATCACAATATCATCATTATTACCTTCTTCAGCTTTATAAGTGTCTCTATTTCTTACAAAAGTGTTTAATTCAGCTATTGTATCAAAGTCTTGTATGAGCAGTTTATTTGATTCAATGAGGGTTTTGAGATTAGCACAGCCAATTTTTTTAACCGTTTTGGTAGTTTTAATGCCAAAATTAGACGCTCGTTTAAAACCACCTGAGATGGTCTGACCTTTGATGTGATGATGATCAATTTTATAAACATATTCATACTCCAAATCATAATGTAAAATATCTACCACTTGTTGCCCTACATTGTTTGTTTCAATGAGTGCGTAGGCTTCATTATATCTTTTACACAGGCTATAAATGACTGTTGGAAAAAACAAAAGTGGCAGCTTATTATTTCTATATTTAGCAACTTGACGGTAAGGCACCTGTGTTACATCTATAATATTAATTGTGTGATAGTCTAAACCAACACCCTCTGAACAATCCACAGTCGCAATATACAGGCGACCTTGTTGCGGCAGTTCGTATATATCTAAATTTTCTTCTTGCCATTGTGGATCATGGAATGCTAATGAACGAAGTTTAGCACCTGTAATTAAGGTGGCAGAAGAACCAATAAATTCTGTTTCAAATTCTTGGCGAAACTGTTCTTCTGATGTATTACGAATTGTTTCTTCTTTCCACTTATCATTACGACCTGGCACCATAGACCAATGAACTTCAATTGGTTTATAAAGACTTCGTTTTTCAATTGCATCAGTCCACATTTTGTAAAAAAGATTAAGACCATTTGGTGTAGAAACAATAATAACTTTTGTAGTTTGACCAGAAGAAATTACAGGGTAAGTAGATGTAAAAAATTCTGAAGCCATGTTGTGTGGCACAAAAGCAAATTCATCAAGAAATACTAAATTATATGTGCCACCACGAACACCTGCTGCAGATGTTGCATATGCAAAAATCTTTGAGCCATTTTCTAGCTCAATATTACCTTTATTCCAAGTTACAATGCCTTGTTGCAACCAAAGTGGGAGATGTTCGTATGATTTTTGTAATCGACCCAAAATTTCTCTTGCAAGAGCACCTTTGTTTGCAAGAATACCAATTGTATAATCTTGATTAAAAAGTATTGACCATAACATATAACCAACCGTTGTGGTTGTTTTGCCAACTTGTCGAGGCATTTTGCAAATAGAAAATCGATTATCATGGAAGTCATTGACCATTTGCTCTTGAAATGACCACATATCAAATGGGATTAAACCACGATCTACATTAACAATTTTTACATATTGCCGAATAAAATAAACTGGATCAGCTGCACATTTAATAAACTCTTGTGCTTGATCTTCGGTAAATGATATGTCAATTCCAACTTTTTTTAAGTTGGAGTTTCCAAGATAACCGCTGTCCATTTATTTTATGATGCTACGAAGCATCCAAGCGTGTTTATTGTGAACATCTAAACGACCTGCAATAAAATCTGCAAGGCCTTGTTTGTCCATTGTATCTGCAAGTTTAAATGCAACATTAAGCGTGGCAATTACTCGTTCATTATCAACCATTAAACGCCTAGCCATTTCTATATCAGTTGGCACCGTTGTATCATCTTCAATTTCTGTTAGTTCCATATATCTTGTAAATGAACCAGGTGCATAGGCATCCAACGCACGAATTTCTTCAGCAATTGGATCAACCGCACCATGCAGTTCTTCATAGAGATTGCCAAAAAATTTGTGGTATTGTGGAAAGTTTTGACCTTCTACATTCCAATGATAGTTGTGAGCCTTTAAATACAAAGCAAATGTATCTGCAAGGACTTTCTTCATTATTTCTTGTAATGTTTCCATAATTTTATTTATTTTCTTTCAATTGTTTAAGTAATTCTGCCGTAGAGCCAACAAATACTGCCTTATCTATCGTAAGGTTTTGTGTGTTATTATTTACTTTTGGTTGTAGATCTTGCTTTCGTTTTTGTATCTCTAATAAGTCTTTGTTTATATCTGCAAGGTTTTTTAGCATACCTGCCACAACTTCAAACGCTCTTGGATGATCTGATTGTTTAGCAACAGAAATAATGTGATCAGCTGCATCATTACCTTTTTCAATTAAATCACGCAAGTTTTGACGAGCAAATTCAGCATCATCTTCAACCGTGTCTTTTAATTCTATAATTTCAGTTTGAATAGGTATTGGTTCTATTTCTAAAGCTTCAGATAATTTTTCATTTAATTTTTTCATAATGTATTAGGCCATTCTGTAATTGTATCCATAAATCCAAAATCATCATCAGGTGCTGTATTTGCTGGCACTGCGGTTGTTACAATAGCCACCGCTTTAAGTGGTGAAATATCAACAGAAGAAACTGTATATTGAGCACCTGAATAATCACCAGTAATTACATCGTTTACTTTAAGCAGTTGGTCTAATTCACCAACAATCATAATACCAGAACTAGAGTTACTAAAATAAATTACTTTACCTGTTATTTCATCTGTGCCATCTCGGTCAACACGGAAAGTTTCTGCTGTAGTAAAATAGTTATTACCATTTGCAAAATCTACAAAAATCTTTTGTGCATCACGATTTTGTGTATCAATAAAAATATTTGTATTTGCTTGACCAAAACGATTGGCTGTATCACTAAAAGCACCAATTA